GTCGAATCCCCGCGCTGGTGGCTTCAAGCTCGTCTCGATCGAGCCGAATGAACTCGGAGAGGTGCCGCTAGTCGAAGGGATGTGGCAGCCGTCGTTCGGCCCTGTGAGTATGGCCGAGCATGAGAACGTCCTCGACATCCAGGACCGGATCAACCACACCGTACTCGACCGGCTGATCATCACGAAGAACCAAGCCTACCGCCAGCGGTGGGTCAGTGGTGTGACCCCCGCCCGTGGGAAGAAGGGTGCGAAGGGGAGCAAGGCCCCGGCCTGGGATCCCGGAGCGGACATGCTATGGGTCACGGATAACGCGGAAGCGAAGTTCGGTGACTTCGAGCAAGCTGACATCACTCAGGTACTCGAAGCGGTGAAGAATGACGTCGGCGACATGGCCGCTATCACCCAGACGCCCGGTACCTATCTGATGAACCGGATGGTCAACGTCTCTGGCGACACGCTAAGCCAGGACCAGATTGCTCTGGTGATGAAGGTCGGGGATCGATGCGACGCGATGGGCTGGTTCTATGAGAAGTTGATAAAGCTTGCCTTCGCCTACAAGGGTGACAAAGAGAAAGCGAACAGTACTGAAGCCCCTACTCTATGGGCTGACCCGGAGCGCCGGACGCTAGCGGAGCAGAGTGACGCCGCGAGTAAGTTCGTCGATGTCATCGGGTTGCAGTTGACGATGGAGAAGCTTGGATTCACTCCTGAAGAGATCGAGTTCGCTGTCCAGGAACAAGAGCGCAGGATGCAGCAAGAGATGATGCAACAGCAGGCTCTTGCAGACCAGCAGGCCGAACAGGGCATGGCCCAGATCGGCGCTAAGGGACAGACGGATATGGCGAAGGGTGACGCCAAGAACCAGACCGATATCGAAAAAACAAAGATCAGTGCACAAGCCCAGAAAGAGAAGGCCGCTGCACAAAAGAAGACTTCTGCGGCAGGCTCAAAGAAGCCCGCAGGGAAATAGAATGACCTTCTGGAAAGGTGAATAAAGAGATGTCTGATGTCGAAGAGGGCCAGGAGTCCTCAGCCGGTGTAGAAGAGACCCAGGAAACTGAGTCTACGAAGAAGGCCCCGAGCGGAAACACGAACGACAGCATCAATCAGTCGCTGGACGACATTGATGACCCGGTCGTGCTGAAGCAGATGGTGAAGAGCCTTCGCGGAGAGAATGCGAAGGGTCGTAAAGAGAAGCAGCAAGTGAAGTCAGAACTCGAAGAGTTCAATTCGTGGAAAGCTAGCCAGATGTCCGACCTAGAACGCGAGCGCGATCGCGCGGACAAGGCAGAGCAGAAAGCGAAGGATATGACTGCGCGGGCGGTCCTCAAGGAATACAACCTTGATGATGACTTTCTCGACTTCATCACTGGTGCAGACGAAGACGAAATGCGTGAAAAGGCTGAGAGGTTGAGTGGCAAGCTGTCGAACAGCTCCCCAACTGACGACCCTGCTTCGGCAATGAGGCCACAGGGTGTCCAGTCTACCGGACTACTCGCAGGTAAGCGGGGTGACCCAGTCGGAAAGGCTGGGAAGAAGTCCGAAGGCGATTGGTTCGGTGAATTCTACGAGCAGAGCTTCCGGTAGGAAGCTCGCTCTCTCTACAACACCTTGAAGGAGGTGAATGACATATGACTATTAATCGTACTGGTACAAGCCGTACCGCGAGAGAGATTCCAGAAACCGTTTCGGCGGGGATTCTCGCTGACGCTGTCGAGGCTTCCGCTGTACTCCAGTTGGGTAACACATTCACGATGACTGCCTACCAGCACCGTATCCGGGTGCTGAAGGCTTTCGCGGATGCGTTCTGGCTGTCGGGTGCAACCCAGGCTGTCAAGGACAGTGCTCGGAAGACCGAGACTGACCTGTCCTGGGACAACGTATACATCACTCCTGATGAACTCGCTGTCCTGGTCCGTATCGACGACGCATGGATGGACGACTCCGACATCGCTTGGAGCGAAATCCGGAAGGAAGTCTCTAGGGCGTTCGCCAAAAAGATCGACCAGGCAATCATCTTCGGTGATGGTTCGCCCCCGGCCGGTTTCTCTGGCCCCGTCGGTGGTCTAGTCGGTGGCGCTAACGCGGCCGGCAACGCCACGATCGTCGGGACGACCATCAGCAACACGGTCAACGACATCGTTCTTGACCTTGCTACTGTCGCTGAGGATCTCGCTGTAGACGGCTACGACACCAACGGATTCGTGGCCCGGAAGGGCTTCGCATGGCGGCTCAAGAAGCTCCGTGCGACCACTGGTGAGGCTGTGTACGCTCCGATGAGCGAAGCTGGACCCGCGACTGTCTTCGGGCAGCCGTTCTACGAAGTCGGCAACGGCGCGTGGGACGACACTGAAGCGCTGGCTCTGGCCGGCGAGTGGGACAAGCTCGTCATCGGAATCAAGCAGAACATAACCTTCGACCTGTTCGACCAGGCTGTTCTGACTGATGGCGCGGGAAACGTTACCTACTCTGCTGTAGAGCAGGATGGTAAGGTGCTCCGTGCTGTGATGCGGCTCGGTTACGCCGTGCCTAACCCGATCAAGGTTCTGGGCGGGACTTTCCCGTTCGGGATTTTGAAGCCGGTAGGCGCTAGCTAATAGGTGGGAGGGGCGGCCCGGCCCCACAGCGGGCGCCCCTCCCGGTCTATTACTCCTGGTACTCCCACTTGATGGACGTCCCAGGATCGAAGTAGCTCGTCCACTCTACCATCCCTGACTTCACAGGGGAGGTGTTGTTGAACCAGTCCCTGATCAGATCAGCCCACAGTTCGTCGAGGACGTTCTCAGTCAGATCTCTGATGAAGTACACCGTCGCCTCTGACCACGTATCGACGTTCCGTGGTCCCGTCCGAGCTTTCGTCGCCCGGACTGACCCAATCTGGCCAGATTGCTCGACCTCAATAATTAGCTTTGCCACACTCTCTCCCTAGGACTCCCTTGTGAAGGTACTCGGTTACAACAGCACATACGTCGGCAGTGGCCATAATGCTGGGGCAGAGACGTCGCTCCACGACCTCCTCCGTCTGCTGAAGCGGGAAGGGCACAAGGTCGAGGTGCTTGCTAGCCGCGTCTTCGTTGATGGTAGTGCGTCGTACCTAGTAGATGGTATCCCAGTCAACGCGTACTCGTCGAAGAGAGATCCGACCCTCCATTTTCCTGGACACGATCTCATCATAACCCAGCTTGAGTGTGCGGCCCGTGGGAGCCTCGTCGCCCAACAACACAAGATCCCCACCGTCCAGATGGTGCACAACTACACGGAGTTCTCACTCAATATAGCCGAACGGTACTGTGACAAACTCGTCTACAACTCCTACAACACCCGCGCGGCAGTCGAGGCCAACGGCACCCACAAACCGAACTGTGTGCTCTATCCGCTGGTCGACCCCGCGCTGTACAAGATCACCCCTCCGAGGGTGGACAAGGGCTACATCACACTAGTGAACTTGTCGGACGGCACGGAGCCGTTCTACGACAAAGGCCACGACGTCTTCTATCATCTCGCGGCACGATTTCCGGATCTCCAGTTCCTCGGGGTCCTCGGAGCCTACGGCAACCAAGACGTCCGAGAGATGGACAACGTCACCATCCTGCCCCACACCCAGAACCCGCTGGAGATCTACAGACAGACCTCGGTGTTGCTGGTGCCGTCGACGGTGGAGTCTTTCGGCCGGGTGGCGGTGGAGGCCGCCGCCAGTGGAATCCCAAGCATTTCCACTGACCTCCCCGGGCCATTGGAAGCGGGGGTCTCCTTCGCCTATATCGACCCCAAAGATATGTGGACGTGGGAGTCGGCGCTGACGACTCTCCTCAACAACTACGACTGGCACACTACTAACGCTATCGACGCTTCTGACCGTCTGTGGAAGCAGACCCAAGACCAGATTCCAGACTTCCTTCATCTTATAGAGTCGGGGTGACCGCGTGACTGTATTGGCTTTGACCACTATTGATGACATCGAAGCTGCTACCGGGGATCCAATTCCATTATCGGAAGAGCCGAAGTGGCAAGCCTACATCGATTCAGTCTCCAGTTTTGTTAACGGTTATGTAGACGACATCTTCGAAGAAATTACCGATGACGTTGTCCGCTATCAGGCTGACTACTACGGCTTGATCGACCTAGGAGGTGGTCCAATATCTGACGTCTCTCTGATCTCGAATTGGAGGACGGACGCCGAAGTGTCGTACGCATACTGGAATGGGATTGACCAGATCTACGGCCTTCAGCCATTGCAAGTAGTAGATGTCACGTACACCCACGGTTGGGTAGAGATACCCGACGATATTAAGTTTATGGTTCGGGATATCGTACTCGGGGTTCTCGAACTCGGAACCTCCGGACCAATCCGGAGCTTCACTGTCGGAGATGTCTCGGAAGTCTATGACACCACTGCTGGTGGGAAGGTCGCGGGGGTAACACTCGCCGGCCACACACTCGCACGGTACTGCACGACAGACTACACATTGAGGCTGGGGGCGGGGCACTACCCCGACAACACCCCCACCCTACCGATTCCATAGGGGGTGAGCTGTGGGGAAACCACTAGGTAACGACACCATCACGATTCTGAACGCGCCGCTAGTATTCGATCCCCGTGACAACACCTCCTATCGAGACTGGGATAACCCCGTCGCTACCGTGGTGACAAAGGTGATGGTCGAGCCGTTCCCTATGGCCGAGAAGCTGAACTTCGAGGACAACCGGGATAGGGAGTTCATCCGTACGGCCTTCCGGTTCTACTGTCCTCCCTCGACCGAAGGGGTAGTACTCCCGACCAGCCGGGTTGTGTGGGGGCCGTATGAATTGGATGTCTTCGGCGAGCCGGGGCCGTGGCGTCGGTTCAGCGGCCAGACTCATCACGTCGCGTTCATAGCGAGGGAGCGAGATGGGTAGAACTGATGGCTAGATCGTCGTCGAAGGTAGATCACGCCGCACTAGAGCGTGTGGCTAGAAACTCCCTCGAACTCCAGCGACAGACAAAAGAAGAGGCTGAGAAGATCGTCGAGACTGCGAAGCAGGTGTTCATCGCATCCCAGCGCGGGGACAACGAAGCTAGGACATCCGAGACGACCCCTCCGAAGTATCTGTTCTCATTCTCCGTCCGTCGGATCGAGAAGCCTGACGGGACGTGGGCGTACGAAGCCCGGAATGACGACCCTAGCGCAGTGTGGGTTGAGTTTGGCGCACACGCGGGCGGTAGGACTGCCGTCCTCCGTTACCGGCCGCTGGCTAGGGCACTAGATATTGTCGCGATGGAGGATTAATGGCTGCTATCTGGGAGTATATCCAAGATGGTGATGCGGAAGCTGCCGTCCTCGATATTCTCGTCAACGAAACCATCGAACTCGATAACGTCTCTGATCTATTTATCCGAACGAACATGATCGGATACACCCCGGATAAGAGATGGATCCATATAATCCAGGAAGGCTCCAGCTTCACCTGGCCCAAAGTCTCCCGACCGAGGATTGATGTCGAGTGCTACGCACCGATTAGATCCACTGCGAGAGACCTGGCAAATATTTGCCTAGCTTCTATCTTCAGGGCAATGGGAACATACAGCGGTTTTGGAATTAAGATCACAGCCGTGAAGCTTGAGCAAGGAGTGACCCGCGTGCCCGACAAATATCAAGAGACATCGCGGTACGTATTCTCCGTACGACTGACTACCGTTCCCTTCGGAACCCCCTTGCCGACACCATGCTAAGGACTTGTTCGGGGTGTAAGGAAGAAAAGCCCCCTGAAGAATTCTATAAGCGAGCTATAAAAAGCGGATACCAGTATGCGTGTAAAGCTTGCTGCATCGCAAGACAAAAGAAATGGAACGCCAACCACCCAAACGCGGTGAGGCGTGGAGTGCTGGCCCGATACAGCCTTACGGCCGACGAGTACAGCAAGATGGTCGAAGACCAAGATGGGAAGTGCGCTATATGCGGACAGCTTTCCGACGAAACACTCCATATAGATCACGACCACTTTTGCTGTCCCAAAGCGGGAGGCAGTTGTGGCAAATGCATACGAGGTTTACTCTGTGCTCGTTGCAACAGGGGGCTTGGCGGTTTCAATGACTCGCCAGACACGCTAATAGCGGCCTCTAACTACTTAATCAACTATAATAGAAAGAGGTGAACGTAAATGGCGAAGGACGGCGCGCAAGTACGACTTGCACCCGACGGCAAGGTCTACGTCGGTCCTGTAGGTTCAACCCTACCGACCAACGCGACTATGGCCGTGAACGCCGCTCTCTCCGACCTCGGGTATATCTCCGAGGATGGTGTAGCTCTCACCCCTGGCGTCGACATCAACGACGTTATGATGTGGCAGTCTGCGGTGCCTGTAAAGCGCACCCTAGACACCGCGTCATTCGAGGTGAAGTTCTCGATGGGCCAGGTCAACAAGGCCACGTGGGGTCTGTACTTCTTCAACAACTCTGCCTGGGCGAATAACTTCGGACAGGCAAAGCTGACTCTGCTCTCCAACCCGGGGACGCAGGACTGCGCACTCATTATCGAGTGGGTGGATGACGAAGCTGACCAGTGTCGACTGGTGTTGCCGAAGGCGACCCTAACCGACCGCGACGACCTCCAGCTCACCAGAACTGACCCGGTACTCTCCGGTGTCACCTTCTCGGCGCTGGACTTCAACGGCGTGTTCGGTTACGTCTACTCCGACAACCCGGATCTGGTGCCAACCAGCTAATCATAGCTGGCCTGCACTGTCGTACCCACCTCCTAGCGGAGCAGGCAGCTAAAATGCTGCCGTCGTAATGCCAGGGAGGGGGCCTGGTTCGCTACCTCCCGCCCCCTCCCCACCAACTAACCAGGAGAATCACGTGCCCACTGTCAAGAAGAACCTCTCCGACGAGCAGAGTGACCAGCCGATCGAGTTCAAGTACGACGGCGAAACCTATACCGCCCCGGCTATGAAGTTGTGGCCACTGGAAGTACTTGAGGCTCAGGAGAGTGGAAAGAATGCCCTCGCGGTGAAGGAACTCATCGGGATGAAGCAGTACAACAAATTCAAGGCGAAGCCGAGGACGGTGGCTGACCTCGGTGACTTCCTCGAAGCTATGGTCAATGCCTCTGGGGTTACCCCGGGGGAATTAGAGGGCTAATCACACTCCTCGAAGACCCGGAGATGTGCGGCAGTGTAGAAGCTGATTTCACTCAGTTCTATAACGCAGATCTCCGGGATCTCTTCGACCCGGAGAACCGGAAGGTGACACTCCGTTGGGTGATTAGCCACCTCCTCTTACTACCAGACGAAGCCCGGACTCCCAAGAAGATCCGGAATGACCTCTTCGACCGCAAGGAACATCTCCTGACAGACATCTTCGAAGTGATGCGGAGTAGTGCATTCTATTCGTCCGTGTCTGCGAGTGTCGACGCAGGGAAGCAGGCCCGGAAAGTGTTCAAAGAAGCACCTGACCCGGTTGTACGTCCTCGCTTCAAGGACCCAGAGAAAGAGAAGCCCCGGTTTTTGTCAGGTAGAGAATTGAAAGCGATGATGCACGGATGATGCACGGCAGTTAACGAGAAGGTGGTGTTAGTGTGACTCAGCCAGGGAACCAGGTAGGTTCAGCTTTCGTCCAAGTCGACTATCGCACTGACACCACCGGAGCCGTCTCGGATATCGAGGGCTTCAACAAGCTCGCTGCGCGGCTGGTTAGGGACGTCAAGACTAACATCGACGTCGACACCACGAAGGCTCAGGCTCAGATGGCGGTGTTCCGTACCGCCTTCGAAAAGATCGGTGGGATGGTCGCAAAGCCCGACCTCGACACCTCGAAGGTGATGGCTCGGGTCGCAGAGATGCGGTCCCTCGGAGCCTCCCTTAACAACGCTTTTAACGTCAACGCCAACCTCGACACCGGCCGGCTTAATGCCCAGATGGCAGAGCTGCGGGCTCGACTGGCTAACGGCCTCACCCTTACTATCGGAATCAAAAGCGACCTTGACAGAGCTAGCTACGCCGCCGCAATCGGTGCCCTCCGTGCTCGGATCGCAACCGAACACCCCACGATTGAGATCGAGACTCGTGTAGACCACGACAGGATAACGAGGACTCTAGCTGCCGGCATCGGCGCAGGCATCGCCGGAGCGGCGGGGTTCGTGTCGGCTGCGGCCCACGGCCTCGGCCAGATGTTGGGGGACGTCTTCACTCAGACTGCCCGGCACGGCCTCCTCGCAGGGATCGGCGTCATCGGTGGCGCCGTTCAGTCGGGGTTGGCGATGACTGGTCCCGTGGGTGGTGCGATCGTCGCTGGAATAGCGGTGTTGGCAGCCGGGATGATTGCGATACTGGGATTCGTGATGGCTGGGTTCGTCGCTAGCCTCATTGGTGCGATGGCGGTAGCTATCGGTGTCGCACTGGCTGGAGTCGCTGGGTTGATTCTAGCCG